GATGTTTATGTGCGTCAGCAGAAAATGAATTGCGTGCAGATTTTCCAGAAATCTGTTGACGTGACGTATGCAAAGCAGTCGGCCACGGGAGCAGTTCTTGTGAACGCCGCGTTGCAGGCTGGATACGGAAACGTAGACGTCACCGAAAAGCAGCCCGTGCAAGACGAGAAGTCGTTTCAGATCGCGGCCGTCCTTCGGCAGATCGCCGTTGACGTTGAGCACACGTTTTTGAACGGAGTCTATCAGACTCCGGGCGACGTAAATACCGCGCATCGTAGTCGTGGTATTCTTACGTTGCTTGATAGCACGTCAAGCGAGGTCAAGGCCGGAAGCACCTATTTGGATCGTCAGCTGCTGAACAAGCTTCTTCGCCAGATGGCGGCCGCCGGCGCCGAGTTCCGCAATCCGGTTCTCTTCTGCAATGCGTTTCAAAAGCAGAAGCTCAGCGAGATCTTCGGCTATGCTCCGGAGGACCGCTTCGTCGGCGGCGTCGCGGTCAGCGAGATTTATACCGATTTCGCGAAGCTTGCGGTTGTTTGGGCGCCTTATGTCCCGACGACGAAGCTTTTGATTGCCGACGTGGACGTTTGCCGGCCGGTCTTCCTTCCGGTTCCGGGGAAGGGCGTTCTCTTCTATGAGGATCTCGGCAAGGTCGGCGCGGTTGAGAAGGGCATGATCTACGGGCAGATCGGCCTTGACCACGGGCCGCGTGAGTTCCACGGCTGCATCACCGGCCTCAAGGACGCCTAAAAATTGCTTGACATGGGGCGCCCCGTACTTTCTGGTGCGGGGCGTCCTTTGTCGACTGTTTCTTGGAAACAACAGAAACGAGGTCTGCAATGACAAAAGACGAAGCCATTGAGAACGGGAAGCAGCTCGAAGTACATCCGGCTGTTCAGCCGCGTCTTAGAGAATACATTCGTTACCTTAACAAGCACCTTGTTTTTAAGAGTTAGTCGGAGGAAGACAAATGTCGAAGCCGCTTGATCTTGATAATTTGATTATCAATAAAAAGCAGCTCGAAGACCATCCGGCTATTGCTCCTCGGTTGCGTGAATACTTTCAGTTTATCAACGAATACGGAGTATTCAAGACTAGTAGCACAAGCTCTAGTACAAGCAGTTCGAGCAGCAGTAGCACGAGTTCAAGTAGCACGAGTTCGAGCAGCAGTTCGAGCAGCAGTAGCACGAGTTCAAGTAGCACGAGTTCGAGCAGCACGAGTTCAAGTAGCACGAGTTCGAGCAGCACGAGCTAATTTTCAGCTATGGCGAACTATAGCGTAGATACTGATCTAAAAAAGATTCGTCCTGATATACTCAGTCTCGGCGTTGCTAACTGGAATAACCAACACGCTGAGGCTAAGGCGATTATCGATCGGTATCTTGAAACGAGATGGTATCCAAGCGAAGCTCGGGATCGTGATATCGATCCAGATGACCAGCCGTTCAATCCTGATCTTCTTGACGTCGATCAGCTAAAGCGGGCGTCGTGTTTCAAGACGCTCGCTTTGGTATACGAACACGAGATGACGGCGACGCCGGAAGCTTCGGGATTCGAGCGGTTCCGTGATTTTTATGAGAAGCGTTTTGTGGACGAGATGCAGTCGCTGATGGCGGCGGGCATTTCTTACGATTGGGACGAAGACGATTCGATCAGCGGCGACGAAAGAATCCGCCGGCCAATGAGGCGCTTGAAGCGTTGTTGAGATGGCGTCGTTATTTCGGATCTCATTGAAAGACGTGGACAAGATTTGGTCCGCGTTCTCAGGATTGAGGTCCGCGCTACTCGACAAGAAAGCGCTCGCACAGATCGGCGCGTTTATCAAGTTCCGAATCGCCAAGCGCACGGCGGCCGGCGTTGACGTTGACGGCTATCGATTCGTTCCATACACAAAGCGCTATGCAATGTTTAGGTACGCGCACGGCAGGCCGATCAACAAGGTCAATTTATTTTTTACTGGCGGCATGATGGCCGCGCTTGATTATACCGTCGATCCGGATGGCCGATCGGCCGCCGTCTTTTTTAGACCGTCTCCGTCGTTTCCCTTGCCAGGGCGCAGCAAAGGCCGCGCGATTACGAACGCCGAGAAGGCGTCGTTTTTGCAAGAGAAGCGCGAATTTTTTGGTATGTCGGCCGAAGATCGTGAGAAGGCCGTTGCGATATATTCTGCTGCTATTCAAAAGGCAATTGATAAGCTCGGAAAATGAAGATCAAGAGTAGCACGCGAGAAACGATTGTCAAAGCGTTGATCGACGATATCGAAAGCATCGCCGGCGCTAAGACCGTCGTTCGTTCGTTCCCGACGAACAAGGCGCTCGAAGCTTTCTCTTGGTCTCAGTTTCCAGTTATCGCGGTTGTTGCGGGAATGCCGACGCCGGAAGAAAAGCTTTCGTCGCGCTCGCAAGGCATTCCTGATCTATACAGATCGTCGCTCATTGTTTCCTTGTTTATGTATTTCCACGACACGGGAAGTAAGGTTGACGAGAATATGTCGGAATGGTTGAATAAGATTTGGTCAAAGGTTCTCGCTGATCCGACGCGGGGCGGCGAAGCCTTCTCGACGGAGGTCAGGCCAGATCCAAGCGTAGAGTACTTTGATCCATACGTTGCGTTCAAGGTCGACGTTGTTATAAAGTATCACCACACAACCGGAGAAATTTAACATGGCAATTCCCCCGAGCACTAACAACTACGCAATCGGCAAGGGCAAGCTTTACATTGCCGATTTCAGCACGTCGCCGAATTGGAAGCCGATGGGCAATTGTCCGTCGATTGAGATCGAGCCGCAGGTTGAGCGTCTCGAACATTTTAGTTCAATGTCCGGCTTGAAGAATCGCGACAAGTACCCCGTCGTGCAGGCCAAGTACACGGTCAACTTCGACGCGGACGAGATTTGCGCAGAAAACTTGACGGTCTTTTTGCAGGGCAGCTTGTCCGGCTCCGGCCTTTACGGCTTGCAGAACACCGACAAAGAGTATTCGTTGAAGTTCGTCAGCGATAATCCTATCGGCCAGAACTCTACTTGGACGTTTCATCGTTGCGTGATCGCTAACAACGGTGCGATGTCGCTTATCGGCGACGACTGGATGACGATGAGCTTCACGGCCGAAGGGCTCGCCGATCCGTCCAACACAAGCTCCCCGTACTTCACGGTTGAGTTCTCTTCGACGACGACTTCTTCGTCGACGACGACTTCTTCGTAAAAAAAAAAAGAAGAAGCGCGGACCTAACGACGGAGGCTTTGAATGCCACGCGGTCAGATCACGTTTAAGATTGACGGCTACGATGATCCGTTCGTTGTCAAGGAACTAACTCCTCGGCAGATCATTGAGATCTTCCAGATGGAAGGCCTTGAGGACCAAAGCATTCTCGGGCTGAAAAATTATTTCCTTGACAAGGTTTTGCCGCTCGCGGTTCCGGGGCTTAAGGCCGATGCTTTGCTTGACATGCTCCCTAGCGATCTTGAGATCGTTTGGGAAAAGTTCAAGGAAGTCAACAAAGCTTTTTTCGGACTAGCGACGCGAGCAGGCATCGGAAAAATCGTCGAGCAGGTCAAAGCGGCGGCGCTATCGGACTATTTCAGCTTGCTTGCGTCCTCATCGAAGCTGGCCACACGGAATGCCTAGACTACGGCTATTCGTACTTTCTTGCGGCGCTAAATGAGCACCAGCGAATCGAGCTTGATAAAATGAAGCGGGACGCTACGGCGTACCGCTTCGCACAGTTCGCGGACAAGCGCGAATGGGCAAAGTTTTTGAAGCGGAAGGCGTAGCATAGTGGCTGGCGATAGCAAGCTTCTAAAAATAGTCGTCGAACTGAATGCGGCCGGCGCCGAGCGCGCGTTGGGTTCGTTGCGCGCGGCGTTGCAGGGGCTGTCTAAGGGAACGGACGCGGCGGCCATCGGCAGTCGTGAGATGGCCGCCGCGTTCGACAACGCCGCAACACAAGCTAGCGTTGCGTCTGCAGCGGTTGGTCGCGTTGCCACGGTCAGCGCCGAAGCCGGCGCGGCCGTCAGCAATGCGGCCAAATCGTTGGCTGCAATGGCCGAGCGGACGGCGGCCACTTCGTCGGCGTCCGGCGCGGTCTCCAAGTCGTTTCTCGGCCTATCGGCCGCCGGCCGAGCCGTGCAAGCGGCGCTCGCGGCCACCGGCGCGGCCGTTGTCCGCGCGAGCACGGCGCTTTCCACCTATCTAATCAACGCCGCGAAGCGCGCGTCCAGCGCGTTACTGTCGCTTTCCATTTCTGGCGAGTCGCTCAAGAAAGCGCTCTTTTCTCTAAAGTCGCTGTTTGTGGCAATCGGCGCGGTCGCGCTCGCCAAGTCGTTCGTCAATGCGGCGGCGCGATCCGAGAGTCTAAAGACGCGCCTAATCGGCCTGTTCGGCAGCATCACCGAAGGCACAAAGGCGTTCAAGGGCCTTGAGGAAGTCGCCGAGCGGCTACCAGTAAAGCTCCAAGATCTCGAATCGTCGGCCACGCAGTTCGGCGCGGTCATTAAGGGCGGCGCCGATGAAACGCTGAAATGGGTTGAGATGGCGGCCGATATATCGGCCGCAACCGGACTAAGCATTGACACAACGACGCAGGCGCTACGGCGAATGTATGACGGCGGCACGGAAGCCGCTACGATGTTCCGTCGCGCCGGCATTTTGTCGATGCTCGGTTTTCAAAAGGGCGTCTCGCTATCGGCCGAGGAAACACGGCAGCATTTAATCGCGGCTTGGGAAGATCCGGCGTCGCGTTTTCGCGGGGCTGCTGCTGGCGCGGCTAAAACATGGGACGGAATGCTAACGCTCCTCGGGAACGCTTGGACGCTTTTCCGAGAGCGGCTGATGGGCGCCGGTGTCTTCGATTTTATCAAGGGACTACTCAACGAGCTTCTCGGGGGCTTCCAGAACGTAACTAAGTCAATGGCCGACGCCGGCAGCAGCGTGAAATCTTGGGCGTCCGGCGTAATCGACGCACTCAAGGGAGCGATGACGGCGCTTGCCTATATGTACGACGGCTGGCGCGGCGCAAAAATGCTCCTCGAAACTTTGAAGGGAGCGTGGGCGCTCCTTGTCAAAGCTATCTACGAATCAGGCGTCGGCGATTATATGCTCCTCTTTAAAGAGGGCATCCTCGGGCTTAATCTTGCTTTCGCTAAAGTCGCGGACGCGGCCACGCGCGCGTTCGGATGGATCACAGATAAAATCGTCGGGATCGTTGAAGAGCTTCGGTATTTCCTCGAGGTCGCGCGCGAGCTCGGCGCGAAGTTCATATCGGCCGACATGCTTAATCGGATGGCGAAGCTTGAGGTGCAGCTTCGCTCGACGTCGGGATCGGCCGAGCAACTAACTAAAGAGCTTATCGAGGGCACGACGGCGCAGATCGCCGAAACTGAAAAGCAGCGCGAAGCCTACAAGAAGACTACGGCAGAGGCGGCCGAGCTTTACAACACTATCGCGGTCGGCGCGGCCGATAGTTTGGTTGCGTTGGCAAGCGAAGAGTCAGCCGTCTCTAAGCTCGAAGCTACATTTGCGCGCATTGCTAACAATCAAAAGCTGGCGGCAGAAGAGACGCGCCGGCAAGCCGAGGAACAGGACGCTCTTAGAAAACGAATGCAGGAAGAGGCGGCCGCCGACGCCGCGCGGTTCGCGGCGCTTTCCTCGGCCGGCCAGCGCGAAGAACTGGCCGCTGGCCTTAAGCCGTCGGATCGCGCGCGTGCTGAAGCCGATCTTCAAAAGCAGATGTTAGCTGAAACTATCGCCGGTTCTGAGGCGGCGTATAAGGCGGGCATCGAGACTTGGGAGCGGTATTGGGATCAGCGTATCACGATCACTAAGCAGCGCGGCGAAGCCGAGCGCGTCGCCTTTGAAGAGCTAATCAAAGAAGAGGAAGATCCGGCGCGACGCGTCGCGTTGTACGATAAAATGCGCGCGGCCGAGTTCGAGCATCAGCAAGAATTGCTCAATATGACGAAGACTCGTCTCGAGGAAGAGACGAGAATGCATGAGGCGCAGTTTGCGGCAAGGCAGATGTTGCGCGAGCTCGCCTTGTCCCAAACGCCGGAAGAAAGCCGCTCGATGTTTGATGTGCAGGCGGCAGAGCTTGCGGACTATGAAGAGCAGTTGGCGCTTAAACTTGACGCGCTAAAAATGGCGCGCGAGCAGGAATTGATAACGGAGGCCGAATTCCAAGACGCGCGGACGGCGATGATTGTTGGCAAGGAAACGTTTCTTGCCGAGCAACAAAAGGCCATCCGAGAGACTGTATTTCAAGCCGCTAAAATGACGCTCGACGCCACGGAGCAGGCTTTCGGCGATATGTACGAAGCGAGCGGCCGGAAAGCAAAAGAGTTCTTTTACGCACAAAAAGCGCTTGCGGTCGTGAATACCATCATGTCGACGTATGAGTCGGCGCAGAAAGCCTACAATTCTTTGTCGAATATCCCTTATGTCGGACCGGCGCTCGGGGCGGCGGCAGCGGCGGCAGCCGTTGCAAGCGGCATGGCGCGCGTCGCTATGATCCGCAATCAGAGTTTGGCCGCCGGAGGGTCAGTCGAAGGATGGAGTCCCAACGATCGCGCCGATAACATTCCGGCCATGCTAACGGCCGGGGAGTTTGTCCATCCGGTCTCGGCCGTCAAATACTACGGCGAGCAAGCGATGGAAGCTATTCGCCGGCGAACAGTACCGCGCTCCGTCCTCGCGGCCTACTCGGCGCCTTCGCGGCCGCCGTCCTCGCGGTTTAGCTTCGCGGCCGGCGGCCCTGTCGGCGCCGGATCTTCGGCTTCGGCTCCGTCCGGCGGCAAGTCCGGCGGTGGTATGACAATCGTCAACGTCGTTGATCCGTCGCAATATGATCAGCATTTGCAGTCGCGGCCGGGCGAGGAAGCTGTTCTGAACGTGATGACACGGCGCCGGTTCGCGGTCAATAAAATTTTGAACGAGGGCGAACGGTGAGTTTCAATCAAGCTTTCAAATCTGGAACGCTTGTATATCAGGCCGGCACCAACATCGTTCCGTATGGGCCGGGAGGCGTCTTAGATACGCTGCGAAGCTTTGTCGTCGGAACGGCCGTTGCGGCCGAGGTGATCGACAACACACCGGACGGAAACATCACGTCGTTCAGCGGTACGCTCGCGCACTTTCCTTGTGGCCTTGGGCGGTTGACGATCACTTATACCATCGGCACGGTTGACTTTAAAGCAACGGACGACGGTTCCGGAAATATCGTTGACGAAGATCCGACTGGATCACTAACAACTGGAACTATCAGCTATGAGGACGGCGATTGGGCGCTCGTATTTAGCGCGGCACCAGATGCCGGAAGCGATATCAAAGCCAAGTATATCTACGGCGAGCCGGGACGCGATTGGGAAGAGCTGCTATATCGTAACACAACTAATATGGACGGAACAGATGCAGGCTTCGGCGGAGGCTGCAAAGAGCTGATTATACGAAACACGGGAAAGACCGGCCAAGAAAATGTAATTATTGGTTTTCGCGAATTCTACTATGATGGAGGATCAAGCGGAGGTCTTAATTTCAATTGTTATGTTTATTTTCCGTCGTCAGCGCCGACCAGTTGGCTGTATAATGCTGTTGAACTAGGTTTTGTAACTTATCAAGCAACATGGAAAACATATCAAAAGCTTCCATCGATCCCTCTTCAACATCGTGGAACGACATCCTATTTTATTTACTCAAATCGACAACGAATCGTTCTTGTAATTAAAAACGGATCCAATTACGAATCGGGCTATTTGGGATTCGGACGGCGCTTTGGATCGCCTAGCCAGTATCCATATCCACTAGTAAACAAAGGAAGCCAGCTCTATACTACATCATTTACGTCACACGCGTCTACAACTAGTAACTGGAGAAAGTATATTCCGTTTTCTTATGTAAGTAATAGCGAAGGACACGCAACGATTATAGTTAGTCCGGCTAACCAATATCTATTTGCTTCCGGGCAGGATATGGGAGTTTCTCTTGAGCCGCGCACGCAATTTGTAACGACTCCGGGAACTCTTGTAGGATCACCATCAAAGAATGCTATGTTAACTTATCCAGTATATGTAGCTGGAAAGACAACTGTTTTTATGGATCTTGATGGCGTTTACGGGGCGGCGGGAAGTTCATTACAATCGGAAGACACTATCGATATTAGCAACAGGCGATGCACAGTATTCAACAACATAGCTTCGTCGGTCTATAATGATTTTATGGCTATTGAGCGAGAAGAAATAACAACTACTTCGTCGTCTTCGTCTTCAACTACTTCTTGATAATTGAAATAAAAATTAGGAGATCTTATGGCCGTTCCGATTTTGAAAGATATACGACATGTCACGATCACAAGCGCACAAGACTTTTTGTCAAAGCTATCGTCGTTCGCCACTAGTTGCGGATGGACAACCGAGCTTCAAACAAGCAAAGCATGGTCTTCAATTGGCGGCGGAAAATATGGATGGGTTGCTGGCAATAAAGATTTTTTAGAGTGCAAATCAACCGGCCACGGCAGCCAAAAGCTTTGCTTTAGATTTTACATGGATGCCGGAGATGGAACAAGGCGCTTGCTTTATTATCAAGGAATAAAGCCGGACAACTGGATTTACAAAGATACTGTATCGACTATACCACATTTACAGGACACTTATAATACAACGTGGACATATATGTCCATACCACAAGGCGCGTTCTCAAATGGATGTTGGTTCTTTGGCAATAAACGAATTCTAATTGCTATTTTAGGATTTGCTGCGTCTCACATAGCAACATTCGCTGTTGGAATTCCAGAGCTAAACAAAGAACTTCAAGATGAAACTCAGATCTCTTGCGTATTTAACGGTTGTCAGTCCGGGACATCATCAACATACTATTGGGACAATTTTTTAAATAACCTTACTAATTGGAACAGTTTTCTTACTTACGTCGCAACAAACTCAAGTATAACTTCTCTTTGGTGGAAAGGGAGCGCGCGTTATATAGGATATTCAGCTGGCGGATTTTTGTGTACCAACATATGCTACAATAAGGACGTTGTAACCGGAGTATTTAATTATAGCGATAAGCTTCTTAGATACAACGCATATTCCGGAAAGCGTACTGCTATACAACCAACGGCTTTTTTTAGGGATCCATCAACATTGTTTTGGTATGTAGGCGGAGCGTTTCAGTTTGCGTGGATACACTTTTCCGGCTTATCCATGGGGCAAAAAATTAAATTTGGATCTGATACATATATTGTTTTTCCATCACTAACGATGTCTAACTTATACGGAATGGCATTTAGGGTTAGTGCCTGATGGCTAATCGAGTTGGTATTTCTCCGGCCGCTTTTTTATTCAACGGCGTTGATAAGGAAGATCTGTTTGTTTCAGCAAACAAGGATTTGTTTGATAAAACTGCCGGAGAAAAATTTGAAATATTTACTTGTGGTATAGCAGTTAATCATAAATATGAAGCAGAAATAGGCTTTTCTTATAAACAAAAAGGCTTTTTAACTACAACATACGGCCGCGATTTTATCTTTAATCGTCTTTGGTTTTCTCCGACTGAAATCGACGCGGGCTTCATTACCGAAGATCAGATAACGAACATCGAAATTTGGAATGCTTGGGAAGACGAACAACTTGTTTTTTCAATGGCAGCAGGCGTAGATTCGGATGGCACGACGCTGTTGCTTCCGAAACTACCAAGAATCCTACAGCCTGGTGCGGAGCTTACACTTCCTTTGACCGTGCATGAAGTCGGACCGGCTATTCAAGCCACCGTATGGACAATCACAATCGGCGGCGTTGATTATCAAGTCGTTGTTTCCGGCATTCGTGTTCTTTCAATGGCAGTTCCCCCGAATTGGGAGTCTCCGCCGTCGCTTACTTATCGGTTCGATAGCGTGATGTTTCAAACGGAGCGTTTCCACGAGCAGCGCCGGCCGATGTTCGATCTTCCGATCCGGATTCTTTCGGCCAAATACCTTGTGCAGGCGCGCGAGTCGCAGGTATTTTTCAACCTCGCTTCGTATGCTCACGACAAACTTTTCGGCGTTCCGATCTATAATGAAATGCTTGTGCCGACGCAAGCAGATAACGGCGATACAACGATAAAACTTGCCACGCCGACGGCCGATATGTACAACCTAAACAACAACGCTGAATACGTGATGATTATCGACCACGCTAACGAAGTCGGCGAAATCAAGGGAATCGACACGATAAGCGCGAACGAAATTGAGACGACGCGGCCGATCACAGGGGCGTATGCTATAAAAAACATCAGAGTATATCCTATCTTTTTCGGGCTTCTTAAGCGCATCGGATTTTCGGAAGCGACGGACCGGCACTCGGTCGTTGAGTTAGAGTTCGAAGAGTTTATCAACTGATGGCCGACGATATCAGGGATCTCGGTTCGGCGCCTTTGTGGCGGCATTCTCCCAATTGGGCGCGCGATCCGTCAACGGAAATCGTAATGCTTCGGCGCGTCATTTCCGAGCGCGGCACGCCGCATCGTCTCGTGCAACTTGAGAAAGACGTGCCGATCAATTTTGAGACAGAGTTTGTTTGTACGTCGAAGGCCGAAGAGAAAGCCGTTCTCGCGTTTTTCCACGGCTGCCGGGGCCGCGTCAAGCAATTTTGGATCGAACATCCGCGCTCGCTGTTCGATCTAAAGCGGTCGGCGCCTAATGGATCGTCGCAGCTCGCTTGTATCAACAACAACTTCGACAAGCAATATTGCGGCTACGAACGCTTCTATATGATAATGAACAACGGCGATCTCATAACAAGAAAAATCACCGGGGCAGAGTACGACAAAAACGACGACGAACTTATTTTATCATTTACTGGCGACACTGATCGGGATATCAACCTTGGCGACTATCAACGAATGGGCAGGCTGCTGCTGGTACGGCTTGATTCCGATGATCTCGCGATTAGAATGGAAACGCCGTCGATATGTACGTTTTCGCTTAAGTTTGTAGAATTGGTCAACGAGTACGGCGCAGTATGAGCTACGCATCGAATCTTTCGGAGCACGCGCAAGACTCGATTCCGGAATTCTATCGGCTGATCACCGGAAACGAGACCGAGCGCTTCACATCATACAGAAACGACTTGACGTTTCTTGGTAACAAATGGCTGGCGCGACCGATTAAGCGTTCCGGCTTTCAGCGCGACACCGAATTCGGCGCGGTCAGCGTTACGATCACGGCGCTTATCTTGGGAACGCTCAAGCGGTACATTGCTAATCAGCCCGTCGAGCCTACGAATGTCACGATCTATCGGGCCACGTCCTCGGATCTGTCAAGCTATATCATATTGTTCGATGGCCAGATAACGAACGTCGCGGTTCAAGGCAACATGATTCAGGCCACCTGTGAAAACCGAAGCGCGTTTCTTCGGCAGCGGCTTCCTCGGGTTATTTATCAAGCGTTCTGCAACCATAACATTTTTGATGGAGGATGCGCGCTAAACTTGGCGGCCTATGCAGTCAGCGGCAAGATCAGCGGCATCGCAGGCAACACTATATCATGCGCGGCATGGGGAGCCAGGCCTAGCGAATGGTTTAGGGGCGGTCACGTCGTTGTAAGCCACGACATGAGGCTAATAACGGCGCACTCCGGCAACACGTTAACGCTGCAAACGGCGTTTGGTCAGTACGTCGTTCCGGGGCTAACAGCGACGGCCTATCCTGGCTGCGACGGCGATCCGGAGACATGCAAGAATAAGTACAACAATCTCGCGCACTTCCTCGGAATGCCATACATTCCGAGCCGCAATCCGGTCATATGGGGCTTCCATTGATAGCGCACTTCGCGGACGACAAAAATTTCGCAAGGATGCTCGCGATCATAGACTCGTGGATCGGCACTCCGTACCGGCACGGCACAATGATTCGGGGGCGCGGCGCCGATTGTACGCTGCTGCTAGGCGCTTGCTTGCTTGAGTACGGCATCTTAACGGATGTTGTTTGGGAATACTATCCTCACGACTGGTATTTGACGGCGACGGACGAACGGATTCTAAACGGCGTTGTCAAGCACTTCACGGAGCACGTGGCGCGCGGATTTTCAATTGAGCGCATCGCGCCTACAGATCCGCTCTTGCAGGGCGATTTGCTCGCGTTCGACACGACAAGGCGCGGCGTCTCTAATCACGCCGCTATGTTTATCGGCTGGCCGGGGCGGCCGCGCGAGGGGCGCGGCGAGATGGTTCACGCGCATCCTTTGTCCGGCGTCAGCCGCTTCCCGATGGCCGGCTTCTTTAGCCGACACTTAACAAACGTCTTTAGGATCGTTGAAGTCTAATGGGCCTTGACATTATCCTAGTCGCCGGAATACTCGCAGCCAGCGCGGCAGTTATCGCCACAATGCCACGCCGTAGCGGCGCAAGTAATAAGATGAAGCCGCAGAGCATAGAATCGTTCGCGCCTACTGCGAATCAAGAAGGCAGCGTCGTTCCATGGGTTCGCGGGCAAGTAAGGCTAAACTCAACACTGCTTTGGTATGGAAGACTCAGGTCGAAAAAAATAAAGGTCAACGCCGGCGGCAAGGGCATGGGCGGCAGTATGACCGTCGGTTATAAATACTATATGGATCTTTGGCACGCGCTCTGCCAGGGGCCGAACGCTCAGCTTGTGGCAGTATACGTCAATGATCGTAAGCTAGATAATCTTGGGGATCTTGGCACATACACTTTTAACGGCGGCAACGACGGTACCTATCCTACAGCGCCGGGACAATACGCCTCGCCAATGACGGGGATTGCTCATATATACCTTAACCAGTATTTTCTCGGCGAGAATGCAACAACGGTCCCGCCATTTCATTGGGTTGTTAACGTGCTGAGCAGCGCTCCTTTGACATATGCTAACGAAGCGAAGGGCTGCAACGCCGCCGCGATTATCTACGATCTGCTACTTGAGGCCGGCGTTCCGTCGGGCTATATCGACATTCCTTCGTTTCAGGAAGCGGCCACCTATTGGCACGGCAAGGGATACGATCTCAACGTCGCGCTCAGTTCGCAATCTCAGGTCAAGGATCATATCAACACGATCTTGCAGTATGTAGATGGCGCTTTGTACATTGACGCCAACAACAAATTTCGCCTAAAAGCCTTCCGTAGCACGGACGTTCCGGTTGCCACTATCACGACAAAAAAATTCAAAGAATTCAAACTGCAGCGCCGCTCTTGGGACGACGTGTTTACGGATTTTCGCGCGACATTTACAGACGAGACGGCAGACTATACCACGCGCGCGATGCGCGCGCGCAATCCGGCGGTCAGCGCGTTGATCGGCCACGACAATCAAAAGACGCTGGATCTAACCGCGTTCCGTGATCTCGACGCCGCTTCGGCGCGGCTATGGGACATCATGAAGCGTTTCAGTTATCCAGAGGCGCAGGTCTCTTGCGTGGTTGGCATTGAGTACTCGGCGTATAATATCGGCGACGTCGTTTCGATAACTCACAAGGACTACGGGATCTCTAACGAGAACTATCGAATCGTAAGCAAGAGCGAAGAAGAGAACGACTCAAACGCCGTCCGCTTAGAGCTCACGCAAGATCTCGATACGATGATCGACAACAACTACCAGGCCGGCGGCGGCACGCTATGGCAAGAAGAGGATCTGGCGCCGAAAACACTGCACGCGCAGCGTGTCATTGAGCTTCCCTATACCGAGCGCTTCGGCGAGACGCCGGCTTTTCTTTGCTTGGCCGCACGCAAGGGCCAAGAGACGGGCTTCCACGTTGTCTATTCAACGGACGGCAACGACTATG